TCTCGCCACAGAATGTCGCGGCGATCTCGCCGCGGCGGCGGTTCGGATGAACCTTCATCGCCGCCTCACACCGCCGCAAAGGCAAGCGCACCGGCGGATTCCAGTGCGATTTCGAAGGTCATCTCGCCGTCATGGCGGCCGGCATATTCGAGCGCGATGATCTGGAACGGCCCGGTCACGGTGCCGAAATCCGGGATCGCCACCTGCCAGTCGCGGATTTCGCTGGCGAAGAACACGCTTCGCGTCAGCGCATCGCTGGCCTGGTCCTTGAACAAGCCGCCGCCCGACAGCGAAGCCCGCTGCACGCCGGCGCCGCCCAGAAGCTCGCGCCAGCGTCCCGCGGATTCGGCGTCGGTGATGTCGACAGCCTCGGCGTTGAACGCCAGCCGCCGCGCCCGAAGGCCTGCAATGGTCACGAAATTCCCGCCATCATCGATCTTGATGAGCAGGTCCTTGCCTTTCTGCGCCGTCATGGAATTCTCCCTTCAAATTCTGGATTTTGCCTCGTCGCTGCAAACGGCGATCACGGTTCGGTCACCGCGCGAAACCTCAGCCGCGCGACATGCAGCGCGGTTTTCGGCGCGCGGCGGCTGACCGTGCGTTCGTGGCGGAGGTTGACCAGCACCGCGCCGTCGAGCGTCAGACCGACATCGTGGAGTGCGGCGCGGACCGCATCCGCCAGCTCCACGGCCTGCCTGCGGCCGTTCTGCCTGGTCCAGGCCTCGATCTCGAAACGATGCTCGCTGCCATCGCCATCGCCGGTCGAATAGTCGGCCGTGGTGATCGCGCCGATCACCAGGTATGGCGGGTCGGCGCGGGTGATCTGGCGGTCGAAGATCCGGCTTGGCCCGGTGATGGCCAGCACGTCCGGGCTGCTGGCCAGGCGCTCGACTACAGCGGTTTGCAATGCGTTGGTGCTCATGGCTGGCTCTCCTCGCAGTCGCACACCAGGTAGCGGCGGGTCTCGTCCGGATCGCGCAGCGTGCGGATATCGAGAACGCGGTTGCGGTAGACAAAGCGCATGGCATGGCGGACATCGTCGCGGTAGCGGATGGTTACCCGGTGGGAAATCGGCGCCAACGCGGCGCCCGCCTGTTCCCGCGCAGCCGCCCGCAACGGCTCGATCCGCCCCCAGAGCGTGGCGACCGGAGTCCAGCTTTCGCTCACCCCGCCCTGCCCGTCGGACAGGTCCGCCGATGTTTCAAGCACCAGCCGCGCGCTCAACCGGCCGGGATCGACAACCATCGCGCCCATCACAGAGCCCGCCTTTGCCACGGCGCGATCAGCCGCTCATAGCCCGGCGGAATGGACGCCGGCTGCATCTCGGCCGTCACCGCGGCGCGGAATTCATAAAGGTGGGCGGCGTGAACCAGGATCGCCCGCTTGAGTTCAGGCGGCACGTCGGTGCCCGCGCCAAAGCCGGCCGTGAACTCGATCTCGATGCCGTTGATCGGCTGGCTCGGCCTTGGCTGTTCGCGCACCAAAAGCCGTGCCGGCTTCGCCGTCGCGTCAAGCAACAGGCCGGTCAGGTCCTGGTCCTGCGCCACGCCATCGGCGTCGTAAACCAGAATCGCATCAATGGTTTGAACCGGGGTTCTCATCAACTGAATCACGTCGCCTCGCGGCCAGTCGTCGAGCAACAGGCGAAAGCCCCGGCTCATCAGTGCGGTGCCCGTAGCCGCTTCGAGATGGGCGCGGGCGACGCGGATGAGGCTTTCAAGCAGATCGTCCTCGTCACTCGTCTCGATGCGCAGATGCGCTTTCAGCTCGGCAAGCGTCACCGGTTCCGCCAGCGGCGGATCGGTCTCAATCAGGGTCATGGCAGTCTCCGGGAAGAGCGGTATTCTTGGGGGTGGTTCCCTCCCCCGAACGATCGGGAGAGGGCTGGTCCGGGAGGAACGGACCTTGCGTCAGGCGGCGAATTTCAGAAGCTTGATCGCCTCGAAATTCTGCACCCCGCCGCCGACACGCTTGGTGGTGTAAAACAGCACATAGGGCTTGGCCGAATAGGGATCACGCAGAATGCGCACCCCGGTGCGGTCGACCACCAGATAGCCGCGGCGGAAATCGCCAAAGGCGATCGCCAGCGCATTGGCTGCCACGTCCGGCATGTCCTCGGCCTCGACAACCGGGAAGCCCATCAGCGAAGCGGCCTGCCCGACGCCCGCCGGCGGTACCCAGAGGTAATTGCCGTCAGCATCCTTGAACTTGCGGATCTGGCTCTGGGTCTTGCGGTTCATCACGAAGCGGCCGTTCTGGCGGTGCCCGGCTTTCAGTGCATAGATCAGTTCCACCAGCCGGTCCGACGGGTCGGCGCCAAAGGCACCAGCCGATCCGGTGGCGATGTGGCCGAGATTACCCCAGCTCCAGCTGTCGTCGGCCACGCTGGGATAATCGAGAAACCCGCGCGGCTTGTTGACACCGTCACCGGTCACAAACGCCGCACCTTCCTGCTCGGCGAAGGCGGCTTCCACTTCGGCGGCAATCCAGCCCTCGATGTCGAGCGCGCCATCCTCGATCAGCGAGGCGGTGGCAGCCGGCATGGCGTAAAGCTCCATGGTCGGAAACTGCAGCTCCGCCAGCTGCGGCGCGTTCGTCTGCGGCCGGGCATCGGTCTCTCCGACCCAGCCGGTGGCCATGCCGTCCAGCGCGAAGGGCTTTTTCAGCACAGCGCCCGAGACCTGCCGCACGGTGGCAATCGAGCGGATCGGCGACAGTTCGGAAAGCCTGCGGCCGATTTCAGTGTCGAGTTCGTCGGGCACCAGGTAACCGCCATCGGCGTCACTGCCTGCCGACATGGCCTTGACTTCCGCCTGGCGCAGCCCGGCCTCGTCGCCACGCCGCACATAGGCGTCAAAAGCCTGCCTGACCGGGCTCGGCGCAGCGCCGCCGCTTCGGCCGAGGTCAGGCCGCGCGCGCTTGACCGCAAGCGCATCGAGCGCGCGTTTCTGCTCGTCCAGCGCGGTGTCGATCCGCGCCATCTTCTCTTCCGTCACCACATCCGCGCTGCCGCGGCGTTCGATCTCGGCCAGGCGTTCGTCATTGGAGTGCTTGTAGTGCTCGAAAGCGGACATGAAGTCCTCGAAGGCGGCGGAGACATCGGCGTCGACGCTCTTGGTTTCGGGTGCGCGCGCCGTCTTGGTTCCGGCGGTCGTTGTCCGGCTGTTCTGTGCCTGGGTGGTCATCGGTCGTCCTTTCAACAGGTTCGCTTGAGTAGGCCGGAAGTCGCGCGACAACGCGCCGGTCAGGCTGCGCATCCGCTCTTCCAGGCGTCTGAGATCCTCCGGCGCAGCGTCCTGCCTGTCCGAAAGCGCGCCAAAACCCTGGGCCATCAGCCCGCGTGCCTGGCGTCTGTTCAGCCCCGCATCCCGCGTGAGCCTTCGTTCGAGTTCGCGCCGTGTGAGGGTCGCGGTTCCCTGCCCGAGCGCCTTGACGGCGGTCACCCGCGCGCCCGGCTGCATTGGAAACGTCACCACCGAGATCTCCCACAGATCAGCGCTGAGGATCCGCCGCACCCCGGCCTTGGCCTCGGTGCGGGCGCGCAAGGTCTGAAACCCTATCGACAGCCCGTCGAGTGCGCCGGATTTCATCAGCTCGTGCACCTCGCGGGCGCGCGCCACGCCGAGCGCCAGCTTGCCTTCGACATGCAGGCCGCGGGCATCCTCGCGGATCGACAGCCAGCGGCCGATCGGCTGGTCCGGATCGTGCTGGTAGAGCATGCGCACATCGGAAGCGCCGCGGCGCTTGAGCGAGGCGGCGAAGGCGCCTGGCTCGATCACGTCACGTCCCAGATCGACCGCGCCGAACAGGCTGGCATAGCCCGAGAAACTGCCGTCACCGCTGACGTCCTCCAGTGCCAAATCGACACGCTTGTGCTGCCGTCCGGATGCGCTCCAGTCCGTTGTCATGGTTGCTGTCCTTGCTGTTTTGGAATGCGTGCTGCCCCGGTAGCGAGACCTGAGCCGGTTATCGTTTTGCGGTCGGCCCACGCCCGGTCCGGTCGGCGATGCGGGCCAGCGCGCCAAGCACCCACCAGGCGGTCATGGAGGCGGCGGCCGATCCGGTGAGCAGGGTTTCGGATGGCGAAAGCAGCCCGCTCACGCCCATCCATTGCGCCAGCGCCACACCTGCTGGCGCACCGAAAACGAGGCCTGAGACAATGCCCGCAATGGCCCGGGCGGCGGCTTCGCGTGCGCCCTTGGGCATCATGTAGGCGAGCGAAACCAGTGCGCCGGCGACAGCTCCGGCCATGCGGGCCGCCAGCATTGCCGGCTCCGGATCCATGCTTTGCATCGCGTCACCTCCGGCGGTCTGATCCGCCTCACAGATTGATTCAGCTGGTTGTGAATGTGAGTCCGGATCAGCCCGCAACACGCTGATATCCCACAGCTTCCCGCTTTTCCTCGTCGGTGAGGAAATCCGCGTTGCCGACCCGCGCCCAGAGCCCGTCGCGCTCGGCGGACAATCCCGGCAGGCGGTCGGCGTCGTAGTCGATTTTGAGCCCTGACCCGTGAATGGGTTGCAGCCAGGCGGTCAGCGCGGCGGCGGTTCGGTGCACCAGCGGCAACACGGTCAGGCGGCAGAAGGCGCGGTTGGCCTCCTGGTAATTGGCGTAGGTCAGATCGCCGGGGATGCCGAGAAGCATCGGCGGCACGCCGAGCGCCAGCGCGATGTCGCGGGCGGCCCCATTCTTGGCCTCGACAAAATCCATGTCGCGTGGGGTCAGCCCCATCGCCTTCCAGTCTAGCCCGCCCTCGAGCAGCATCGGACGGCCGGCCCGGCGCGCACCCTGATAGCCTTCCTCGAGCTCGGCCTTGAGCCGTTCATATTGCTCCGGCGTCAGGTTGCCCCCTTCCTTGGGCTGATAGACCAGCGCGCCCGAGGGCCGGGCGGAATTGTCGAGCAGCGCCTTGTTCCAGCTCATCGCCGCATTGTGCAGATCGAGCGCCATCAGCGCTGCTTCCAGCGGCGCAAATCCGAGATGATCATCGAGCGGATGAAACAGTTTCAGATGTAAAAGCCCCGGCCCCTCTTCCGGCGAGATGGCAAAGCGCTGCCGCCTGCCGCCGGCGTGGTGCTCATAGGCTGCGGGCCATCCGTCCGCTCCCTCGATCACCCGCATCCGGTCCGGCCGCAAAAGCTGCAATCCGGCAAGATGGCCGCCGGCGCTGACCGGGTTGATCCAGGCATTGCCCGACAGCACCAGATGGCCGTAGAGGGTTTCGAAGAAGCCGTCGCCGGCACTGTTCGGGTCGGGCCGGTGAAGCAGGTCAAGCACCGGGTGCCGCTCCTGCTCGCGGCCGCCGTCAAACACCAGCCAGGGCACCGAGGCGGCAGCTTCGGCAATCATCCGCGTTGCCCTATGCGCCACCGGATTGCGCATGAACCCCTCGCGGGAAATCGCCGGATAGCTGCGCGAACTCCACTGCGCGCCGGCATCTCCGGAAAGCGCTGCAAGCGCGCCCGGCAACCAGCTCTTGGCGACAGGCGGGCGAGTCTGCGCCGCACGGGTCAAGGGAAGCCGAAATCCAAATGCCATGGTCAGATCCTTTCAAGATCAAAAAGCAAAACACCGCCTGCGGTTCGCTGCGACCTGCCCATGACCTCCCCTCGCCCGGACATGATCGAGACCAGCGTAGCGACGTCGGAGCCCCCCGGGTGGGGTCCAGCCACCGCGCGTCGGCGTGGTGAGAGACACATGTCAGTCTTGCGTCGGGCAAAGGGTCTCTCGGCTCGCAGACGCGCGCCGGCCGGATGCCGGGTCAAGCCCGGCAGGACGGACCCGCAATTTGTTCCGTTCAGCCCCCGCTCACAGATGCCTGATCTGCGGCGCGCCTCTGCGGCCGAGCAGCAATTCGGTCAGCGCCCAGACCAGCGCATCGAGCCGGTCGGGCGAGCGGCCCGAGGAGAGCCCGTCCGGGCCGAAATCACACATCTGGTCCTCGAGACTGGCAAAATGGCCGGCATGAACCACCCGGCCCTGCTCATAAAGGGCCGCCACCGGTTCGGCGCGCAGCCATTTGCCGCGCGTTGCCCGCACCGTGCGCACCGGCAATGTCGGGTCGACGGTGCGCAGCACGCTGGTCACCATGTCACCGCCCTGGTTGATCTCGGCGACCACGCAATCGGCATCGAAGCGGCGGTAAAGCCGGCTCACCGCATTGGCCCAGGCCGACGGGCTTGCGCCCTCGACCGAGCCATCGGCCAGCACCACGGCGCGGCCTTCCGCGTCGAGCCCGGCGGCGACGATGCCGCAGCAGGAGTATCTGGCGTCGCTCACCGCCGGCGGATCGACCGCCACCACGATGCGGGAAAGCTGGCCGTGGTTGCGGACCACGAGCGCTTCGATCTGGTCGCGCCGCCACAGCCCGTCCTCGCGGTCGGCGATCAATTCGCCATCGAGTTCCTGCCGCCCCAGCCTGGTGCCGTCATAGCGCGCCCGGATCGCGTCAAGAAACCCCGCCGCCAGGTGCTGCGCATTGTCCTCGGTCCGGATCCGGGTGACCCACGTCGCCGCGTCTTTCACCAGCGCCAGCATCAGCGGCGTCGCCCTCGGCGTGGTCGTCACCAGTTGCCGTGGCGAGGTGCCAAGCCGCAAGCCGAACTGCAGCATGTCCCAGGTCTCGCTGGCATGGCGCCATTTGCCCAGTTCGTCGCACCAGGCGAGATCGAATTGCGGCCCGCGCAGGCTTTCGGGATCTTCCGACGAGAACATCTGCGCCACCGCCCCCGAAGGCCAGACCAGTCGGCGCCGCGTCGCCTCGAAGGCCGGTCGCTCGTTGCGCGCCACGCCCATGATGCCCGAGACACCATCGATCATCACCTCGCGGGCGTCGCCAAAGGTTTCCGCCACCAGCGCGATCCGGCCTTCCCTGCCGAGCCCGGCGATCTCGCCCGAGGCGAGCGCGTGCACCCATTCGGCCCCGGCCCTTGTCTTGCCCGATCCGCGCCCGCCCATCAGCAGCCAGGTGCGCCAGTCCCCTT